AGACGGTGTGTGCAGTGCCTTTGTGATTTCGATGCCGAGGATACTGACAAGAAGAAAACGTGTCCGAAGTGCAGGTCGCGGATCGGACGAGCTCGGCAGAAGTCGATCCAGAAGTCGGCGAAGAAAAAGCGGGAGGCGGCGAAGAAATGAAATATGTTTAATGTGCATTTTGCGGGAAAAGAATAAGCGAGGAAGAAATCAAAGAAGGAAATACGGTTGTCATGTGTTTTGACAACTTTTTACAAGCGAAATATTTTGACGAAAACAAAGACAATATTTTCTGTTCAAATGATTGCGCCTGTAACGCTTTGATGATTGATGAGGTATGGAATCCGAAAGTGATTCCGGCTGATTGTTGGGAAGAAGATGATGAATAACGATGCAGATAAATCGTGAGGACGTAGTGCAAGCCGCGCTGACGGTGGAACGGTGGTGCGCGGAACATAAAGGGTGCGGTGACTGTCCGCTTTTTAACGATGAAGATAATTGCATGGTAGCGATGGAAGCGCCGGACTATTGGAACCTTGAAGAGCAGCTTCGGACAAGGGGGCTTGATCATGAAGAAGAAGCTGGCGGAAGCGATTGATTACGTCCGCGAGTATTGCCGGGCGAATCATTATCGCTGCAGCGAGTGCGTGTTCAAGTGGCATGAGAAGTGCGTGCTGTATTCGCCGCACAAGTGGAGGATCAAAGATGGAAAAGGACACAAGAGCGCCAACCGATGCGCAGATTGATTTGATTTACTGGCTGATTCAGGAAACGAAAGTCGATCCGAAGTGGTTCTACGGGATCGAGCTATGTACCAGAAGAAAAGCGCAGGAAGTCATCGATACGCTGTCTGAAGGTGTGGACGTGAGTAAATGGGAGGGCTGACGATGGCGAAAGATGATACATACATAGCAAAAGACATGGTAAAAATGATTGCTATGAACGTCAATTATCTGTGTTCCATGATAAACCGTGGGGCGATTAGTCATTACAATATTGAACATTATAAGGAGCACCCGCGCAAGGAAGCGACACAAGGGGCTATCCATCATCAGATCGTCACGTTGCGTAATATGCTTTTGGAGTTAGACAGAGCAGTACAGGCGATTCACAACACATATTAGGAGGCGCAGAAATGATAATGGTTGACGCAGAAGAACAGGAGCGAATCATGCAGGAGCAGGACGAAATGCGAGCCGAAGTGGTTGGTGCAAAAAACGCAACAACCTATCCGCAGGACGAAGAGAAGAATGAGTACAGGTATATTTCTCCCGAGTGGCTCGATGCGGTAGCGCGTGGGCTGACTGCGGGAGCCGTGAAGCATCCGGGAGAGACGTGGCGGGAGATCCCATCGCGGGAGCATGCAGCTCGTGCGCTTCGGCATCTCAATTTGTTCCTGATGGGAGACGTGGGAGACGATCATCTGATCAATGCATCGATGCGCGCCATGATGGCGTTCGAGACGGCGATGGCGGAAGGACAGAAGAAGAAGTGGGAAGAGCTCATGAGAGATATGGAACGGGGGCGGCTGGCATGAGCAACATGAACAGATTCGTATTCTGGATAGGAGCAGGAGCTTGTTTGTTCGGGCTCTGCATGGCGATGCTCGGACACGATACGCCGACGCAGATCCGTGGGCTGGCCGAGATGATCATCGGGTTCAAGATGGTGGAAAGTATCTGATCGGAGGGATTCTATGTCGCAGAGGGAATCGAGGGACGGGAACGTCCGGAGGATCGAGTGGGCGATCCGGCACGAGAAGGAGATCATCGACGCCATCGCGGAGGAGAAGTTCGCTCCGAAACGCAGCGGCGGATCTACGCAGAGTCGGAGCTACGTCTCGGATCCGACAGCGTTCCAGGCAATCCGGCAGGCCGAGGAAGTTCGTCGTGTGGACGTGGCAGGGCGGCCGCTGGAATGGCCGGAGCGTTGGCTTTCCGTGGTAGACGCCGTTCGCCGGTGGTGCGATCGTGACACGGTACGGGCGGAGATCTTCCGGAGGCGGTATGCGGGCGAGTCATATATCAGCACGTGTCATGTGCTGCATATCGCAGAGCAGACGTATCACTTCGCGCTGAAAGAGATTCGCGGGTATGCCTTGCAGGCTGCGGCACAGGCCCAGGTTATAAAAGTTTTTTGACGGTTTTCTTATCCTTAGGATAACTTTAAAAAAAACCTGCTATACTGTGTATAGTGGGAATCGTGAATATCCCCCCTAATGTTTTATGCCGGGCTATCTCCTTCCCGGCAGCAGCTTCCGCAAGGGCCGTGCGTATGCGCGGTCCTTTTGCGTATGTGAAAGGTGGTGGTTGTCGTGAACAGGAAACAGGAAATATTTTGCGAGGAATTTGTAAAAAGCGGCAACGCCGCAGAAGCCTATAAGCTCGCTGGCTACAAGGCATCGAGCGCGAAGTCTGCCGCAAATTCTGCGTCTCGTTTGTTGGAGAATGTTGGTATTTGTAGCCGGATTGCAGAGCTTCGAGATAAGGCTACAGACGAGAAGATTCTCGACGCGAAGCAGCGGAGGATCCTTTTGTCTGAGATTGCAAAAAAATACACGGAAGACACGCAGGACAGGATCCGTGCTTTGGACGTCCTGAACAAGATGGACGGGATCTACGTGACGAAGACGCAGCTCTCCGGTGAGGGCGGCGGGCCGGTCATGTTCAGATGGGAGAATTCAAATGCCTGAGATCGTCATTCCGTACAAGCCGAGGAAGATCTGGAGAGAGGTCTTGCACCCGGCGCTGGAATCTCATCGCTTTAGTGTCTTGGTTTGTCATAGACGCTTTGGGAAAACGGTCGGCGTCATCAATCATGCGTTGAAGCAGGCCATACTCTGCCAACGTGAAGCTCCGCGCTATGCGTATGTGGCGCCGTACCGTAACCAAGCGAAAATGATCGCCTGGGAATATATCAAGTTCTACTCTTCCGTGATCCCGAACCGGAAGATCAACGAATCAGAGCTATATATCGAGCTTCCCACGCAGCATGCGAACAGATCCGGCGCTCGGATCTACGTTATCGGCGCGGATCATCCGGACGCGCTTCGCGGCGGCTATTGGGACGGAGTCATCTTAGACGAATATGCGCAGATCAAGAAGGAGCTCTGGGACGAAGTCCTCCGTCCGTCGCTGGCGGATCGTGAGGGATGGGTTTGCATGATCGGCACGCCGAAAGGCCAGAATCAGTTTTACGAGATGTATCAGCTCGCGCAGCGGGAGCCTGCATGGTATTCCTGCCTGTATCGTGTAGACGAGACGCATGTAATTCCGGAGGACGAGCTCGAGGACATGATGAAGGGCATGACGGACATGGCGATCCGGCAGGAGCTCTTCTGTGATTTCTCGGCATCGGCATCGGATATCGTGATCACGATCGACATGGTGACGGAGTCCTGCAAGCGGCAGATCCTCCCGAAAGAGGTCGAGGGAATGCCGACGGTGCTCGGCGTGGATGTGGCGCGCTTCGGCGATGACAGCACGGTCATCACGGCAAGGCAGGGCCTATGGTGTAAATGGCAACACGTGTTCAAAGGCTTGGATACGATGGAAGTCGCCGGCCATGTCATCGACGCGATCAATCAGGAGAAGGCCGAGGCGGTGTATATCGACGCGGGCGCGATGGGTGCCGGCGTCATCGACAGGCTCACGCATCTCGGGTATGACGTGACAGAGGTCGCTTTCGCGGCCGCTGCGTCAGATCAGAGATACGCAAATAAGCGCGCCGAGATGTATTTCGATCTCCGTACATGGATGATCGGCGGCGGGGCGATCCCGGATATCCCGGAGCTGAAGAGTGAGCTTTCCGTGGTGGAGTACAAGTACTTGCCGAGCGGAAAAATTCAATTGGAGCCGAAAGAGCGCGTCAAAGAGAAGATCGGCAAGTCGCCGGACTTGGCGGACAGCCTCGCGCTGACGTTCGCATATCCGGTAATGCCGCGTGACGTTACGCAGAATAAGAAACTCGCGCGTGTAAATACAAATTACAAACTATGGTGAAGGGAGCGATTGAATATGTGCAGTGGTGGCGGCGGTACTCGTACAGAGTATGTTACCCAGAAGGTTGATCCGACTCCGACGCCGGTCAGCGTTTCGGATGTAACGAATTCTGCATCGGCGGAGCGTTATGCTACGGAGCAGGAGCGCAGGCGGCGCGGGCAGAGATCGAATCGTCTGTCGAATGACAGGGCGTCGACGATCCTCGGAAGCATCGGAGACGCGGCGAACGCGATCCGGTCTACGCTCGGTTAAAGGGGTTTTGTTATGTTGAAACAGAGATCAAGGACGCCGCCCATCATCACGGCCAGTGACGGGGCAAAGATGTGCGGCATCACGAGGCGCGAGTGCAACGAGATCATCGGCACGCTGAAGCAGAAGCGGCTGCCGTTCCTGGAGCGGTGGCGTCAGATCCGCGACTATGAGCTTCCCTACACAGGAGAGCTGGACGAATACGAGGACGAGTACGAACAGGCCAGAAGGCATGACGAGCATATCTACAATGCCTGCGCCTGGTCATCGAATCAGATCTTCGCGTCCGGCATCATGTCAGGACTCACGCCGCAGAGCCGTCAGTGGTTCCGGCTCTCGTTCACGAATCGGGAGATCCAGGACATGAAGGGAGCCGGCGAGCTCCTGGATCAGCGCTTGGATATCCTGAACGACGTGCTGAATAAGAGTAACTTCTATAACTCGATCCACAGCTGTTATCTGGAGCTTGCCTTCGGGCAGGCGCCGCTCGGCGTGTTCGCTTCGGCGGAGACGGGTGTCCACTTCGTCCCGTTCACGGTCGGAACCTATTTCATCGACGTGGACGGCGACGGACAGGTCAACACGTTCGCGCGTGAATGGTGGATGACGCTGCAGCAGCTGGCGGACAAGTTCGGGCTCGACAATCTGCCGAGAGATCTGCAGATCTTGTACGAGAGCGAAGCGGCCCGCGATCAGCGGCACAAAGTCTTCTGGCTTGTCATGCCGAACCGGAAGCACGATCCGAGACGCATGGATAAGTTCCATCTCCCGTATATCTCGCTCTATTGGCTGGAGGCATCGGACGAGAACGAATGGCTGGACGTGGGCGGGTTCTATGAATTCCCCGCGCCGGTGGGCCGGTTCTTGGTGACGGGCAATTCCGCTTACGGTAAAGGGCCCGGCTGGTTCGCCGAGGGAGACAGCAAAGGATTGCAGCTTCTCGAAAAGGATTATCTGACAGCCGTCGAGCTTGGCGTCAAGCCTCCGGTGCAGTCGGACGCGAACACGGCCTTGAAAGGGATCAACTTGATCCCGGGCGGCAACACGATCACGCAGAACGGGAACGCAGTCACGCCGCTCTTCCAGGTCAACTTGGCATTGGATCATCTCCAATTGAAGATCCAGGAGCTTTCGGACAGGATCAAGAGGGCATACGCTGCAGATCTATTCCTCATGCTGGAAGGCATCACACAGCAGATGACAGCTCGCGAAGTCCTTGAGCGGACGCAGGAACGAATGCAGCAGCTCGGGCCTGTGGTCCAGCGTATGCAGTACGAATTCCTCTCGAAGATCATCGAGCGCGTCTATGCAATCCTGGACAGAGCGCACGTCTTCCCGGAGCCGGAAGATCCGGAGCTGGCGCAGATGCTTTCGCAGGAAGAGATCCAGATCGAGTACATATCTCCGTTGGCCCAAGCCCAAAAGCTTTCCGGCCTCGTCAACATTGAGCAGGCGGTAAGTTTTGCCGCGCAGATCGCACAGTTCGATCCGAACGCGATGGACAAGCTGGATCTGCCGTCGGCGGTGGATAAATACTGCGACATGCTCGGAGCTCCGGCAGCGATCCGGAGGAGTAAGGAAGAATTCGACGAGATACAAGCCCAGAAGGCACAGGCTCAGGCACAGGCGCAGCAGGCGGCGCAGGCACAGGCGGCAGTCAATATGGCAGTACCGGCAACGGTGGCAGCCAAGAACATGACCGAGGCAGCCAATGACGGCAATCCCGCGCTGGCGCAGATGCTGGGAATGAATCCCTTCGGGGTTGGAGGTAACAGGTTATGACGACAGACGATCGGCAACAGGCGAAACGGATCGAGCACTTACGCGAGGAGGAAGCTCGCCGCGACGAGGCTTCACTCCGCTTCCTGCTCTCCGATGAGAAGGGCCGGTGGTTTCTGTCGCGCATGATGGAGCGCGCCCACGTTCACGAGGTCGCCTCCGGAGATATCCATCAGATCCTGCTTTTCGAAGGGGAGCGCAGAGTCGGCTGTGAGCTTTACCAAAACTTACGGACGCTCTGCTCTATCGACGAGAGCGGGAAATGCTATGAACAATTACAGATGGCCGAGCGCGAATATGGCGCGTATCTGGCTAGGTATCAGAATCGGAAGGAGAGATAATCAATGATCGATCTACAGCTTTTTGCAGACGAGGGCGGCGCCGATGCTGGCGCTGTGGAAGCTCCTGCTGCTGAGGCGGCGACGGTCGAAGGATCCGCGCCCGTGGGAGGAGAAGCTGCCGAACAGCCGGCCGGAGGACAGCCCGCTGCCGAACAGCAGCAAGGCTCGACTCTGCTGGGCGGGGCGGAACAGGAAGCAGCTTGGGATTTCCGGAGCAGTGTGCCGGAGGGCATGGTCTACGACGAACAGTCGGCGGCTGCGTTTTCCGCCATAGCTCGGGAAGCAGGGCTCACAGGTGAGCAGGCGCAGAAGCTGGCAGCGTACGGCATGCAGTACGCCAGGGATGGGATTTCTGCCATGCGGGAAGCGCAGGCTCAACAGATCGCCGGGTGGGCCGAGCAGACGAAGAAAGAGCTCGGCTCGGAATTCGACGCAACAGTCCGTCGTGCGGGGACGGGCATAGAAGCGATCGAACGCTCCATACCTGGCATTCGACAGGCACTCAATGAGACCGGTGCGGGAAACCGGATCGAGCTCGTGAAGGCCTTTGCACTCGTCGGCCAATTGGTGGGCGAAGATAATTTCAGGGGTTTTGGTACTGCGGCGGCGGCAACGACGACGAAGTATCCGAACACTAACTTCGACAATTATTGAGGAGGAATGACAAAATGGCAGTAATTGGCTCTGACGCTTTGACGTTGAGTGATCTTCGCAAGCGTCTCAATCCCGACGGCACGGTCGCATTCGTGATCGAAGCGTTGGAAAAATCGAATCCGATCCTGCAGGATATCCTGTGGATGGAGGGCAACTTGAAAACCGGTAATGTGACCACGGTCCGCAGCATGGTCCCGACGCCGAGTATTCGTATGATCAACAAAGGCGTGGTTCGCGGCAAGTCCAAGACCAAACAGATCCAAGACACGTGCATGATTCTCGAGGATCGCAGCGTCGTGGACGTTGAGCTCTTGGCGCTCCAGAAGGACAAAGAGCGTTTCCGTGCATCCGAAGATGCCGCTTTCGTCCAGGGCTTCTCGAATTATGTCGCTGAGCAGACTTTCTACGGCGACACGAAAGAGAATCCCGGTACGTTCAACGGTCTGTCCGTCCGCTACAACGAATACGCCGGCTCGACTTCTGAGTTTGGCGATCCTTCGTACCAGGTTCTCTCCGCCGGCACGCCGGGCAGCAACACGAACACCACGGCATTCTTTGTCGGCTGGGGCCAGAAGGCGACGGTCGGCATCTATCCGGAGGCGACGATGGCCGGCCTCAAGATGCGCGATCTCGGCGAGATGACGGTGCATGATGCCGACGGTCTCGAGTACCAGGGCGTTGCGACGCTCTTCAACTGGAAGGTCGGTTTGGCCGTCCAGAATATCCGCGCGAACGCACTGCTCCGTAATATCAACGTAGCGGCCTTCGACTCCATGACGAGCGCACAGAAGCTGGTTCTCATGAATCAGCTGACGAAGACGAAGAATCGTATCCAGAATCTGGAGAGCGGCGACAAGAAGGTCGTTCTGTACGTCAGCCCGGCGCTCTACGATTTCTGTGAGTGCTATTTGAATGATAAGACGAACGTCTTCGTTACGCAGCAGACGCTGATGAACAGCACGCCGACGCTCTACTTCAAAGGCATCCCGGTCCGCAAATGTGATAGCATCAGCGAGACCGAGTCGGCTTGCGCGCAGGCTTAATGGAAGGGAGGAAAACAGATCATGATTTTCGATAAGGAAAATATGTTTTTCAAGGATCAGGCGCTTTCCGCTACGACACTGACGTCTGACGTGATCGACGTCGGCCCGGGCGAGGCTTCCAATCCGATGCACATGGTGGTCGACGTTACGCCGGACGCCGGTGCAGGTAAAGTCACGGTAGATCTCCAGACGAGCGACGACAGCACGTTCTCGACGTACTCCGTCCTCGGCCAGTTCGAGTCGAAGACGTACACGACGAGCTTCGCGATCTCCGACGACACGCTGGCGCATGTCATCTCCGCGCAGATCCCGCGCGGGAACCAGGGCTATCTCCGTACGAGCGTGACTTCCACGTTCACGGACGGCGAGATGACGGCAGCTCTCGTTATGGACGACGATATCCTTACGGCAGACAAATAATTCTTAGAGGCGGGGCTTCCCGCCTCTTTTCATGCGCCCGAGCGGTTCGGACGTATGAAAAAGGGAGGGAAGATTATGATCACGTCAACAGATATATGCAATCTGGCGCTCGCGTATCTCGCGAAAGGCCGGATCATCTCGATGGAAGAGAATACGGAAGAGGCGCGTCAATGCGCCATGCATTACGATCACTGCAGGAGAATGCTTCTCCGATCTTATCGGTGGGGGTTTGCCCGCCGGACGGAGAAGCTGGCGCTCACGGACGAGAAGGTGCCAGGATGGCGGTTCGTGTACGGGTATCCTTCGCAGTGCCTTTCCGTGCGGTTCGTATTTCCGGAGCATTGTGCGGCGCGGAAGGAATACGACAGATGGCAATATGAAGTCGCCGACGTCGGATCCGTGAAGGTCGTCTGTTCGAATGTGGAGCAGGCGTGGTGCGAGTACACGGAAGACATTACGGAAGTAAAGCGCATGAGCGAGGAATTCGTCGAGGCGCTGGCCCGGTATCTCGCGGCGAGTATGGCGATGGTGATCACTGGAAACGCCGAGATGATGTCGACTAACTATCAGCTCATGCAGGCCGTGCTCATGCAGGCCGAGACGGAGAGCGCACGGGAGCGGGAGCATCGTACGGAATATCCGCGCGGATATGCTGACGCGAGATTCAGGTGATAGCTATGGGACCGAATGCATACTATGCCATACAGCCGGCCTTCACGGGCGGAGAGATCTCTCCAGATGTGGCGAGCCGCGTCGACATCGATAAATACCAGCTGGCGCTCCTGCAGGCGGAGAACGCGATCGTCCGGCCCTACGGCGCGGTGACGAAACGTCCCGGGCTGATCTATTGCGGGGCTACGAAGAAGGCCGCGAAGAAGTCGATCCTCTGGCCGTTCAAGTTTGACGTTTCCGTCAATTACCTCTTGGAGTTCGGCGACAAGTACGTCAGAGTCTGGAAGGACGGCGTATATCTAAACGTGGAGGTCGCGACGCCTTTCGAAGAAGCGGATCTTCCTTCGCTGCGTTTCGTGCAGTCGGTGGACGTGCTCTACATCTGCAGCGGGAAATATCCGGTCAAGCGGCTCATGCGCTATGCGGAGAACAATTGGCAGCTGGCCGACATGGACTATATCCAGCCGCCCATGGGCGAGCTCAATCCGGATGAGGATCTGACGATCACGCCGTCGGCACTGACGGGAACCGGAATCACACTGACGGCCAGCAGCTCGCTCTTCACGGCGAATCATGTCGGCTGCTGGATGGAGATCTCCCAGCGCGTCAGCGGCACGTCTGTCTCGATCACGAGCGGAACGTCCAGCGCGATCGGCGTCGGATCCTCCTGGAAGATCATCACACACGGGACATGGAAAGGGACCGTCACGATCGAGAGTTCCGTGGACGACGGTGTGACATGGCTGGAGGAACGGACGTACACATCCAACGACGATTTCAATCCGACGGAGACGGGCACGCTGGACGAGTTCGCGCTGATGCGTGTCACGGTGAACACGAACAGCGGCACATGCACGGCGGATCTATCCGCATATCCATATACACATACCGGATACGTCCTGATCGACAGCGTGACGGACGGGACGACGGCGACGGCCGACGTGAAGAAGCGGTTGGGCGCCACGACGGCCACGGCCGAGTGGAAGTTGGGCGCATGGGATTCCCAGCAGGGATATCCGGCATGTGCGACATTCTTCCAGGACAGGTTATGTTTCGCAGGCTCCGCAGCCTTCCCGCAGCGGCTTTGGATGAGCCGCACGGGAGATTATGCGAATTTCTCCATCGACAAAGCAGCCGGCAGCGTGACGGACGACAGCGCCGTCACGGCGGATCTTCTCTCACTGCAGTCGTTCCAGATCACGCATCTCGTGGCAGGGAACGATCTGATCCTTCTGACGAACGGCAACGAGTGGACAATCTCCGGATCCGAGACGGTGACGCCGTCCAATATCACGCCGAGGAGTCAGCAGTCTTTCGGCGCGAACGACGTGAGCCCGATCCGCTCCGGCAACCGCATCGTCTATGTGCAGCGGCGCGGATCTATCGTGCGGGATATCGGATATAATTGGGATTCCGATTCCTATGCCGGCATGGATCTCACACTCCTCGTCCGGCATCTGATCCGAGGTCATGAGCTCACGGGAAGCACATACGCGCAGGAGCCAGATTCCCTGATCTATTTCGTACGGGACGACGGCGTGCTTCTGAGCTTGACGTACATGTTCGATCAGAAGGTCTATGCTTGGTCTCACATGGAGACCGCCGGCGAGATCGAGAGCGTCTGCGCGGTTGGCGAAGGGAACCGGGACGTCGTCTATGTGATCGTCAAGCGGACGATCAACGAGCAGGAAGTCCGGTACATCGAGCGGTTCGATGAATCTCGGGAGACCGGCGCGGATCAGCAGGAATACGTGATGATGGACGCGGCGAAGGTCTATTCCTTCGGAGCCGCCACAGATACGATCACGGGCCTTTCACATCTGGAAGGCGAGGAAGTGCTCGCGATGGGCGACGGCTATCTCTTCAATCCGATCACGGTAGAGAGCGGCACGATCACACTTCCGCAGGCATCGAAGAACGTGGTGGTAGGGCTGCCGTACACGATGAAGCTGGAACAGCCGAATATAGAATCTCAGGCAGGCGACGGTACGCTGCAGGGCCGCGAGAAGGCAGTCACGACATGTATCCTCCGGCTTACGAACAGCTTCGGCGGCGAGGTCGGCCCGAACGAGACTACGCTCAACGATATCATCTACGACGTCGGACGCATGGAGCTCGGCGAGAACGTGCTCTATTCCGGAGATCTGATCTCCACGATGGCGGCCGGCGGATTTAATAAGCACGGCAGGGTGTTTATCCGGCACACTGTCCCGTATCCGTTTACATTAAGCGCCATTGTGCGTGCGGTCACGTTTGGAGGAACCGGTGGATTACGAAATTAAAAGCCTTTCCACAAAAACGCATACGGAAGAGGAGATCGATTGGCTCCGGCGTTTCCGCGATACGCTCCGTGAAGATGACAAGCGGGAGCTGATCGCAGCGGAAGGATCTACGAAGAAGGCGATCCGGACGAGCATCGAAAGCTCCGAGGATTGCTTCGCGGTCACGGGCGCGCATGGCGAGCCGCTTGTCCTTTACGGGAAGTGTGTGATTGAGAACATTCCCGGCCGCATGATCTGGTGTATGGCGACGACAGGGCTAAAGCCATACGAGCGGGAATTCGCCCGCGTCTCGCGTCGGATCCTGCAGGGCTGGGCGGAGGAATACGGGATCTTATGGAACGCCGTCGGCGATTTCAACGAGCCGGCGAAACGCTGGCTCCGGTGGTGCGGCGCTGAGTTCGGGAACCCGTTGGTGCTGAGCGGAGAGTTATTCATTCGGTTTTACATAAGGAGGAAATGATATGTGCAGCGTGATGGCAGGAATCGGGGCGGCGCTCTCGCTATTCCAGGGATACTCGAGTTACCAATCACAGAAGGAAGCGATCCAGGCGCAGGCAGATTCGCAGGCGTCCATGTACAGGGCGCAGGCTCAGGCTGCGGAACATAACGCAAAGATGGAAGCGCGCCGGCAGGAGCAGATCGCGGACGAGTACGGCGCGAAGCAGAGAGAGCTCCGCGACAGGCAGCGCATCGCCGCCGGAAGTATTCGCGCAGGCGCCGGTGCTGCCGGTCTCGACAGTGGATCCGGATCTCCTTTCGATATCCAGACGTCCGGACAGGAAGCCTATTGGCAGGATCAGATGACGCTCCTCGGGAATCAGCGCAACGATAACTATGAGTCCCGCGTGACAGAGTCGAATTATAATACGCAGGCAAAGAATAATCGGATCGCCGCACAGAACGTCCTCGCCGATGCAGATCGTCAGATCGGCGCGCTCAAGATCAATTCCATTCTCGGGACGGCTGCGAGCATGGTGCCGTTTTTCTCCGGCCTTGGCGGCGGATCGTCGTCGAGCGCAAGCGGAACTACGACAAGCACGAGCAGCGGATCAGGATGGGCCGGATCTGCGAATCAATATATGTACAATAGTTCGAGCGGCTTAACATTGAATCCGCTTCGATTGACAACGTCTCCGACGATACGTGTCAACCGATAGGAGGAATCGGACATGAAATTTTCTTCTTATAATCCGGTCGTCAATCCATCTGTGATGCGAAATGTGCCCGTAGAGGCAAGCCGCGATCTGAACGTCTACGGCGGCAGATCCGGCGGCGAAATGTGGAAAGCGCTCGGCAACGTCGCGAAGATGGGGCTCGCGCTCCAGAAGGACGTCGTGGACGGAAAAATGCTGGAAGCGAATGCGGAGTATAATCGCCGCATGTCCGAGGGAACGGCGGAGCTGATGCAGCGGAAAGAAGGCGCTGCGCTCAATATCACAGAAGACTACGACGATCTGCAGAAGAAGGTCTATGCAGATATCCAGGAGAAATACGGCGGATATCTTTTCGGAGAGGCCGCGAATACTTTCAAGGCATACACGGCGAAAGACGATGCCACGCGCAGAGCCGGCGTCGTAAGATACCAGGCGGGACAGACGGAAGCCTTCGCGGAAACGCAATACAACAATCAGCTGGCGGAATGCCGGGCGACGGCACTCGAAAACGGCGGAACGATCGAGAACGTCGCCGCGGGTTTGAACCGCATGGACGCTATCGTCGAGGGGAGATACGGCTCCTACGGCGGGGAGAAGGTTATTGAACAGAAGAGGCTCGCTGCCGGAAAGATCGTCGGCGATGCTGTCTCGATGGCAATCGATTCCGGAGACTTCATAAAAGCGGAGACTCTGGTCAACACATACAAGGATCTTCTTCCGACGAATGCGTATATCGAGGCGCGTTCGAAGATCCAGAAGCAGCAGGAAATAAAGAATCAGTATTTCACGATCGATGCGATCTCGAATAATTGCCGTGGTGCCGATGGGAAGATCGATCTCACGCGCGGATATGCTGCGATCGATCAGATCTGCGGGCCGAACGCGACACGCGCGGGGCTTGCAGATTCCGAAAAGTATTGGGACTCCATGATCGGCGTCGAGACGCCATACGGCCGGAACGGCTGCGTCTATGCCAGCGTTACGATGACGGCCCCATACTTCCGATTCGCAGCGGAGCATAAGAACGAGACGAACGTCGGCAATCTGTTCCGCGCTGCACAGGAAGAAGGATCCGGCGCGCATGTGGAAAAGTACAACGGGCAGAAGGCAAACAAAGGCGATATCTTCGTATATATCCAGAAGGGCGACGATCCCACGGATCCGGAAAATCTGGAGCACGTCATGGTATCTGACGGAATGGGCGGAACATACGGCAACTCCTCGAGCGCTGCTGATTATGTAGACGATAACGGCAACGAGATCAGGGGCAACGGGTATATCGTACATAACAATACCGAGAACGTCGGGAATCTCGATATCGCATATATTATCCGCATGGACGATCGCACAGACGCGGAGGGACAGGTTAGCGCGTTCGATCCGGAAAAGAGAGAGAAGCTTCGGCGTATGCTGAAAGCGCAGTATGACAGCGAGAACGCTCTCTCGAAGCAGGCGGAGAGTGCTGAATACGATCAGCTGCTCAGCGATATGAAAAATTGTCCGGATTATGCTGCAGCCTATGATATGGCAATCAATTCCGGCCAGCCGATGGATAAGATCAATCGGGCGGTCAATGTGGCAAAATCCTATTTCGGCGTGAGATCTGGCGGCGCACAAAGGAGCAACAGCGCGGTCGCAGACGGAGATCCTGCCGTCGATTGGAAGGCGCTCGGCAAGGCACAGAATCTCGCCCGTGTTATGGACGTTAAGCTTGCCGGTGGCAAGAATCCAACGGCAGATGAATGGATCAAGATGAAAGACGCTGCAGATCTGATCGTCGACAGCGGTATGCTCACAGAAGAACAGGTCGCGGAACTTTCCGACGTATACGGAATTATGGGAATGGTTGCAGATTATATCGACGAAGGGCATTCTGTGCCTGAGACGTACGACTGGCTGCTCAATGCCGGCGCGAGTCCGACGGTGGCATTTATCGCGATCAGTAACTTGAACCGAAACTATAGAGCGATTGGAGCTGCGGTCCCGTTGAACGATGGAGAAGAAGTCGAGGAAGGCGGAGCCGGCGGCGGTTATTAAATCACAGGCAGCGAGAGCTGCCTTTTTTCATGGCAGGAGCGTGGTGTAAATGGCATTTGACGCAGCGAAAGCTCGTGAGCTGATGGAGTCCGAGCGCGCAAAAAGAGAGCAGACGGCAGCGGCTGAAACTGCGGCGCAGCAGGGAACGACGTGGACGCAAGATCGTATGGACGAGTTGAATACGGAGATTGCTGACAGTACGCCGGAGGAGACGTATACGTTCGATCCGGAAGAGAGCAGGGCACAGTTCAATGCGCTTGGAGATCTGGCCGTTACGGTCGCCCGTGATACCATTGACGCCGATATCGAATACGCGAAAGCTGAAGCGAATTACGAGGCAACCGGAAGCGAAGAAGACGAGCAGAAGCTGGAAGATGTCCGCAAAAAGGCGATCGCTGCTCCGTTCAAGGAACCGGCCAAACAGTTCATGAATGCCTATGCTGATGATAGCAACAGTCCGTTTCAAGGAATGGCGCAAGGGCTCCGACAATCCAGCGCGAATCTTGAGTACTTTATGACGCCGGACGAGAAACTGGAAATGGCCCACAGAATAAATCAGCGCCTTCCGATGATTCCGACTGGCGCCATGCTATCCAGCACTGAAGCCATGCAGGGCGCTTTGTTTGCATATGACATGGCGAAAAAGATGGACGACGTGGGCGGCGATATGGAAAGCGTATATCAGCAGGTCCCTGCGCTCCGGACGATTTGCGAGAAGGATTCCGTTGGTGCTGCGCTTGCATTGAAAGATATAAAGCACGTTTTACAGGCGAAGGATCTCGTCGATTCAATTTATTCCGGCTGGAAACACGGCGACGCGAACTACGAGTACGGCGTCTTAAAAATGAAAGAGGCCTATGAAGGCCTCACGGATGACGAGCGCGACGAAATGGAAAAGCTCGAGAAGACGCTCAAAGAGACGGAACAATACTATCCTTCTTTCTTTGTGGATCCGTGGCTGGCGATGGCAGGCGGCATCGAGTCGCTCCCTGAGATGGCGTACACGTTTGGTAGGTCTTTACTCTACGGCACTGCAGGAGCGGTCGTGGGTGCTGCGATTGCAGGCGTTCCGACGTATGGCGCAGGCGCTCCGGCCGGAGCTATGACTGGCTTCACATGGGGCCGCAGGGCTGGCATGGCATACGAAATGTTCCGTCCGATGATGGGCCGGAAGTTTGCAGAATACCAAGAAATGAAAGACGCCAACGGCGCGCCGCTCATGACGAGATCTCAAGCACGCACGCTGGCAGCGATCGAAGCGGTTCCGGAAGCGCTCATTGAGACGGGTGGATTTGAGTTTGGTTTCCTGAAAAATCTTTCCGGTGAGGGGTTTGCGAAAGAGGCCGTCGAGAATATCGTAAAGAACGGCCGGAGTGCAATCTCGGCGAAAACTTTTGAAGACTTTATGCGTGCCGTCGGGAAAGACTTGACGATCGGTACTGCGCGCGAAGCTGTCTCCGAGGCTGGAGAAGAATTTTTACAAGAATACCCGGACGCGATTGTAAAGGCATATATCCAGCAGGGCGCTGATGTCAAGAATGCGGCCGAGCTTGGTGTTCCGAAGAACAACATGGGAGAGGCCGTTACGGCGCAGCAACACAAGAATATGGACTTCAGCCTTTCCCGTTTGTCTGACGTAATGGAAAATGTCGATTGGGGAGACATTACGAAGAGGGCCGTCGCACAAGGCGCGGAGGCGATTCCTGGATCCATCTTCCTGGGCGGCCTTTCCAGCGTCGGCGGTATTCCTGTCGGCGGCATCAGCTATGGAATTGAACGGACTTCATGGGCTCGCAAGTGGGGCGAGATGGCGAAGACGGAGAGGACGACTGTCTCCGGCGCGATCATGCTCGATCAGCTGCAGAAAACGGTTCAGGACTCTAAGCTGAAAGATACCGCTCCGGAAGTCCAGCAGGAGATCATTCGCGATCAAGTCAAGGATACGCCGTGGCAGATGGCGTGGATTGACGTCAAGAGTGCGCTCAAGAATGAAAACGGAGAAGCGGACGTGCGCGAAGCAGCCAGGGCTGCCGGCATAGACGAAGATCGCGTCGAGAAAGCGATTGCCGATGGCGGCTCCTTAATGGTTCCGGTAGAGTGCTATGCGCAGTCGAAGGCCAGCCAGAAGCTACTCGATTCTGTCTCGTTCTCTCAGGATGCGGAGCCGATGGCCGTTATGAGAGAGAACGCGCAGAAGATCTCCGAGGATTACCGGAAGCGGATCGAGGGATCCGTCAAGAAGCAGGTCGAGCTTACGGAAGCCATGACGAACGAGCTTTTCCCGAACGAGGGAGAAGAGCGCGACGCAGCGATGGCTGCGATCTACCAGAATCCGGAGAATCCTGCGCAGGGCTGGAAAGAATTATATGATCACGCGAACGCCGAGCTGGACGAGATCATCGCCCCTGCGGTCGCTGCTTTGGACAGCGGTATGGGACAGGGGACGTCTGTCGTCGAGACCGTAAACGAAATTGGCGAAGTGTCTTCCGGCCGCGCTTCCAACAATGCGGAATGGTATCGGGAATGGTACAAGGAACACAAGCGGCCGCCAACGCAGCAGGAAAAGCGCGACATGGCGAAGCTTATGGTCATGGGCGACGTGAACGCGCCGCAGGTCCAGGGCTGGCGTCCGACGACGGGCGAAGAAGCTGCCGCGATGGAATCCTCTCGTGAGCGTGTGACGGCACTCGAAAACGAGATCAATACGCTCGACAATATCAAGGAACGTATGCAGACTCTGAACGGCACGGAGATCAAGCTGACTGAAGGACTCTCTCCGGAGGCGTACAAGGTCTATCGGGCAATCAATTCTTCGCTTCGCGGCATCGGCGGGAAGCAGGCTCGCGCTGCGCGGATCAACGCTTTGATGATGGCGCGCCATGCCGACGTAGTCACTGAGCGCATGCACGGACTCGGCTATTCTGATTATACGGCGCTGGATTACCTCAAGAATCTTGCGATCCAGCGTGGCATGGAGATAGGTGCTGCGGAAGAAGCGTATAATCAGCAGGCCGTCAATCAGCAGATGGAAGAAGTGCGCCGTCAGTACGAAGGCACGGATCAGTGGATGAAGGCGCCGAACGGCCAGCCGACAAAACTCACGGAGGAGCAGTGGCTCATCGTTCGGACGCCGGCGTTTAAAGCATGGTTCGGCGATTGGGAAGCGGTTGCTGAAGCTTATCCGACGATGTATGCAGTCGGACGGAACGACGTACAGGAAATTATTCAGTCTTTACGCAATAAAAAACTAAAGTCTGACGCAGAGAACATTGAAGCAACATTTAATCATCGAGCATTAGGGCATCTGACGAGTAGTGGTGCTGTAGCAAATAGCCAACGAAACGGATTTACTGCAGAAGATCATTTTACTGCTGTTGCAAATATTGAAAAGCTGTTTGCAAACTCTATAAAGAGCAACGAACGCGAAGATGATAATCATGACATAAAAGGAATAGAACATTTTTCATCGCTATTTATGATAAAAAATACGCCTGCGCTCGCAACTTTTACAGTAAAAGTTACTAATAACGCAGGCAGGAAAATCTATACGATAGAAGTCATGGAACTAAAAAAAGCAGAGGGTAAAGTGCTCGGAACTGCTTTAAAGCTTCATAAGCCTAAAAAGCACCCACAAGCCGCCTCTGCTTTTGATATTTTAAATATATCACAGATTGCAGAAAAATACAATAGTATATCCAAGGTTGTTGATGAAAACGGCGAGCCGATGCCTACATATCACGGGACAAAAAGAGGATTACTTTCTCGCCGGTTCACAGAGTTTGATGGACAGGGGCGCCCGGTATGGCATTCTGAGTCGAAAGATTACGCTGGTAGATACTCTGACAATAAGAAGTGGTACGAGACAGGCGATATCTATGAAGACTTCCTGAATATAAAAAATCCTATAAACATAGGAGATGTTGGCTTTGGCGGGACGGGTAGCGTGAACGATCTCGCGGAGATATTAGGAGTTTCATTCGAGGAAGTCGCGAAGATCTTTGGCGTAGAGGATACGGACGAGAAAACCGCGCGTCTTCCGTATAGTTATATATACCAGGCAATTCATTCTCCGGAGTTTGTTGAATGGGCGAAGAAGAAAGGATACGACGGTATCATTGAGGTCGAGAGCGGAACGCGTACATTTGGTACGTTCAATCCGACGCAGGTGAAGTCTGCTACGGATAACAACGGCCAATTCTCTGTTAATGATCCGAACATTTACCATCAGCAGGGATCGAATATCGTTGACGTTCTCAATCAGTCGGCATGGCATGGATCTCCTCACTCTTTTGATAGTTTCGACCTCGGAGCAATCGGAACGGGCGAGGGCGCACAGGTCCACGGCTGGGGGCTGTATTTCGCGCAGGATCAGGAAGTCGCAAAGCGATACAGGGAAAACCTTGTGGCAAGTCGTGGCGGCTGGGATTATAGAGTCACGGTCAACGGCGAACGTGTCAGCGATGAAATTAAGGACGTCTTAGACCGGCACTCTATCAATTATCTGTATAGAGAATCCCAAAATGGCCCCGAAGTGCTGAAACGGGAAATCAAGAATATCATAAAAACCCTTCGCGGACAGCAGGAACGCGGCCTTGAAGTTTATTTGCGCAGACTCGTCAAAACGCTAGAAGGCGAGATCAAACGAATCGACGAGAATCCGAAAATGTCGATCACGGCCTATTTGAAGACGCTTCCGGAAGAAGAAAAGTCAAGGCTGAAACAGCTCGTGGATTCTGCTCGTCGGGAAGCAAAAGGGCGGCGCACGAATATCCAAGATGTGAAGCGCAGATTGGAGCAGCACTTGGAACCGTTTGCGCGTGAAATCAGAGATAACGAGGCGGACGCTGACGTATTAGAATCCTTGGACCTTGATAATCTGAAAATCGAAAGGGAATCCGGGTCCCTGTTTGAAGTCGATATTCCTGAAAATGACGTAATGCTTGACGAACAGAAATATCTTTCTGAGCAGCCGCCGAAGGTACAGGCTGGCGTGAAGGCAACGATTGAGGATATCGTGGACGAATATTTCGACGGGCAAACGGTGGATGAATTTGTCGAGGACGTCAACAGGATTGCCGGAAAAGAAGTCGTCAGTAAAGACAGCTCGAAGGAAGAAGTCGCAGAGGCTTTGTATAACGGGCTCATGGAAACGGAAACCCCGCAATACCGCAACGTCTATCGGACCTTGACCACGCTCGGACCGACTCCTCGCGATTTGTCCCTGCTCCTCAACAAGCACGGAGTCGAAGGCATAACGTATGACGGGCGGCGCGATGGCCGTTGCTATGTCGTATTCGATGATAAAGCAATCTCTATCATTGAAAGCTACAACCAAAAGATGAACGGTTTTGATATCCAGGGCCGTACTTTGAATTATTCCGACGGGAGACGTCTTGTCGAGCTTTTCGAGAGTGCAGACGAATCCACGTTCCTCCATGAGACCGGCCATATCTTCCTGAAAGATCTGGAGATGCTGGCCGGAATGGGAGACGAGACATCGATCGCGGATCTCCAGATTGTCAACGGATGGGCCGAATGGCACGACGGCGATGCTGCGAAATATAAGAATACGCCGTGGTATGAGGAATTCGCTGAGCGAGAGAAGCAGATCAAGGCAGCTCGAAAATCCGGAGATACCAAGAAAGAGGAACAGCTCCTCCGTGAGTGGAAGCAGGAGCGTTTCGCTCGTGCATTCGAGATCTATCTCTACGAAGGAAAGGCTCCGTCGAAGGGGCTCCGGCATGTATTCGAGAAGTTCGTGGACTTCCTCACACAGATCTACAACGTGTTCAAAACGGACGGCGCGAAGGCTTCCGAGCAGGTCGAGGCTGTCATGAGCCGTCTGGTGGCGACGGAAGACGAGATCGCTGCGGCCGAGCTGGACGATCGATATGAAAAGTTTGAGGCTGCCGGCGGTGCTCAGCTGCTTGAAGAGGACGCGAAAGAGACGTTCGACCGGTGGCACGAGGAAGCGAAGCAGGAAGCTCAGGACAGACTTCGCCGGATCGTGATGCGTGATCTGAAAAAACGCGCATTCGCGCAGCGAGAGAAATTCCTGCAGGACGAGCGCGCACAGAAGGAAGAAGAGCTTTCGAATCAGCCTGTGTACTTGGCACGGCAGGCAATCGAAGAGACGAAGATCAAGGACGCATGGAAGGCGTATTTCCCGAATAAGGAAGAATGGGAGAAGGCGAATGCCACAGCGCCTCCGATGGAAAACGTCTTGGATGCTTACGTGAAAGATGTCGCTGCGGTCTATGACGCGGATCAGATCCAGAACGATCTCACTGAGGAAACGGTCGAGGCTGCCATGTCTGAGGCTCCGTATCATGAGCGGCTTGTGGATCTGGAGCGGCAGGCGTTCGCTGCGAAGGCTGCGCTCGTCAACAATCTTTCCGGCCGCGCGAAGAATTCCATGGACAGCGTGCAGAAAATGATCAGCGATCTTTCGTCCGACGAATCTCCGGCAGATAACGCGGAGCTGCAGGACGCCATCAACGGGCTTTCCGTATCGACGCGCTGGTCTAGGGAAGAGATGCGCGCGATCGACAATCTGGCTGCCAGCAAGACGAAAGAGGAGGCGCTGAAGAATTATGATGCGCTTCACAAGCTGACGGAAGGCCGAAAGGTCGGCATCAGCGATCTGCGCGAAGCGAATCGTGGCCGCATCGAGATCCTTAAAAATATCGCGAAGGATACGATCGCCCGCCAGACGTTGACGCAGGCGACGCAAGTCCAAACACACAGGACAGACGAGCGGAACGCAGCGAAAGACGCCAAGAAGTACGCCAAGCAGAAGAACTGGCAGGAAGCTGCACGGGCGAAAGAACGTGAGCTTTTCGCTTCGTTCATGGCATCGGAAGCGCAAAAGACGCGGGACCGTATGCTGGCGATCGTGAAGAAGATCAAGCGGCAGCTGAACGCGAAAACGAAGCTTCCGAAAGACGAGCGGTATTGGCATCAGCATCTTTCGTATCTGCTTCGGATCACGGATAAGGACGCGGAGATTCCGGCCGGCCTCGAGAGTATCCAAGCGCTTGCGGTATCGATGGGGCAGGGACTCGACGTTGTGACGGACGAGGACGGACAGAGCGATATCATCGCGCTCCTGGTCAAGCTTGCGGATCCGAACACGAATAAAGACGGCTATCGCGGAATGACGCTCAATGAATTCGAGGACGCTGCGGATGCACTCACAGCGCTTTACGTCACGGGCCGCGATAAATTCAATATGAAAACCGTCAAAGGGAAAACCGTTTCGGACGTCGTGGAAGAGATCCTGCAGGACAGCACGGCATACAACGGCGCGCGAGTACAGCAGAGCAAGATCACAGGCAATCCGAACCGGGGCGGCGTATTCTGGAATGAGATGCTCGCCAGGATTCCGGGAGCCGGTGACACGCTCGCACAATACGCGCAGCGCTATGGTTTATCGTTGACGAAGCCGGAAGAGCTGATCAATCTGCTCGGGCAGAAAGCGCATCGGTATCTATACGATACATACGATCGCGCAGCGGAGCAGGAAGCCTCCATGACGGCGGACTTCGTTTCTGGCATGCAGTCGATCCTATCCAAACACTATACGGCGAAAGAGCTTCGCGACTGGCAGGCCCGCGTTTATAACTTCAAAGGCGAACCGCTCTCGAAAGAGAACGTCCTGGCTATGGCTATGAATATGGGCAACGACATAAACATGGATCGCCTGATCATGGGGCTCGGGACGAATGCGGAGACCGTGGAGCAATTCCTCACAGAGAACATGACGGAGAAGGATTGGCTCTTCTGTCAGGACGTGTGGGATCTCCTGTCAACCTATTGGCCGGACACGGTTCGCGTGGAGATGGAGCTGAACGGCACAAGGCTGAAACCGCAGACGGCGAGAGCGTTCACGGTGCAGACGAAGGACGCGAAAGGAAACAATGTAAGCGTCGAGCTTCGCGGCGGATATTATCCGATCAAGTACGATCCGGAGAAGTCCATGAAGGCCGGCGAACAGGCGGAGAATGCGCTGGCGAGATCCGGCATGAGCGGCGCGATGGTGCTCGGTATGGGGCGCGGATTCACGAAAGATCGCGCAGCAAAAGGCGCGATCGTGGATCGGCCGCTGCTGTTGAGTCTGTCTGTGATTCCGGAACATTGTGGAGAAGCAATCCACAATATCTCCACGAGGATCGCTGCGCGTGACGTTTATCGGCTGATCAACGACAACACATTCCGTCAGTACGTCGAGAGTACGCTCGGCATCGAAGCTTACAAAGTGCTGCGGACATGGGCGACGGACGTCTGGAATGTGAAACCGGAACAGGGCAACGGCGCGGAATCTTTTGCAAACCAAGCGATCCGCAGCCTCAGACAAAACTCCGGTATCGCCATCATGGGATACAGAATGTGGCCGACGATAGAGAACGCCACGAATATCTTCCCGATGATGGACGCTCTGGGAGCGACGGAAACGATGTCGGCGCTCAGCGATTATTACGCGAATAAAGCCGAGTTTGACGAGCTGATCGCCAAGTCGATGTTCATGAAAGAGCGCACGGAGCGTATGGAACGCGACATGAAAGGCCAGCGCAACATGTTCGAGAAACGGAACGCCGTCTCCGAATGGCTGGTCGAGCACGCATACGATCCGATCACGTTCACGGATCTTCTCACGAGCAAGCCGCTGTGGGCGAGAGCATACAAAAATGCTTTCCCGACAGAGCTCGAGAATCTCCGGAAAGAGAACGAGGAGAATGCTGCCACGTTCGATGCGAGACGCGCGGAGTTTGAAGCGCTGAACGCAGAGATCATCGACATGCGGAATCGCCGGACGGCACTCCAGGAAGAGATCAAGCGAAGGAATCTCCAACAAGCAGTCCAGGCTGAGACGGATCTCACGCAGATGAGCAGGGCAGAGATCAATGATGAGATCAAAGATCTCGACCGGCGGATCAGCGAGAAAGGCCGTGAAGTATTTATCGCAGGCGAGAAGATGCAGCGCGCCAGTCAGCTCGTAATCCGGACAGAGAAGGAAATGCTGGACGAGGCAGAGCATCGGTCGATCCTTGTAGCAGACAAAGCAGTTCGCGAAGTCATAGGCTCCGGCGATGTCAAGGATCAGTCAGAAGTGCAGCGCTCAAGGAATGAGATGGTCAAAGCACTGACGATGTTTTATTCCTATTTCAACACGCAGGCGAACGCGATTATCCAAGCGCATTGGCGTGGGAAATGGCAGGGCGGCCAAGGATATAATTTCCTGCCGCTGGCAAAGGCGATCGTTTATCGATTCATGCTGACGGCTGCACTCTCGACGGCCATGCGCTGGGTGTTCTTCTCGGAAGGCGACGACGACAAGGACAAGTACAAAAAAGACAAGGAAGGGAACAAAGTCGAAATTCCGGTGCTGGATCGTGTATTGAAGCAGTACGCCAAGAACATGCTCTCGACGTCGATCGGTGGATTGTATGGTCTCCGAGAGGTAGGAAACTTTGCGATCAATTGGCTGATCGACGGCCAGACGTATGGAGGAGGTGCTCGCTTCGATGGTCTCTATGGAGCGTTCGCGCAGCAGATCGCGAAAGAGGCTCAGCTTATTGCCAATAAGTCGGAGCGTGATCGAAAGGCTGCGGAGGACGAAGAGAAGCGTCGTGCGAAATACGACAAGATGACGCCGGCACAAAAGAAGAAGTTCCGCGAAGAGCAGAAGTACCGCAGGCCGCCGAACACGATATCTTATGCGGATATCATGCGCGGGCTCGGCGAGATCGGAACGCGGCTCACAGCATCACGTTTCGGTGTCACGGATCCGATCGCCGATGCCGTGCTCGGCACGATGCAGTATATCTTCGACAGTGACGGTCGGTATGACGCGACACTTCGGAATATGATGTGGTCGGCCTTCTGGACGAAGAAGCCAGTGAAGCGGACGCCTCCGGAAAAGCCGGAAAAGCCTAAGAAGAAAGGAAGATGATTTAAATGATTGGCACTTCCGTAACAAAACAAATTTACGTCGGTGATGGAGTAACGACGGCGTTTCCGTTCTCGTTCCCGTTTTCCGATGTAGATTATGTCAAGGTATCGCTGTACGATATCGAATCCGGCATCGAGACGCCGCTGGATTCTGATTACTTCGTCGATGCCGAAAATTCGACTGTACATTACCCGGGCTATCCGCCGGGCGAGGAGCCGCCGGAGGACGAACAGCCTCCGGTACTGACTTCGGATACCAAGATCATCATCTATCGAGAGACGCCGATCAGTCAGCTCGAAGATCTGGGCGAGAAATATCCGCTGCCGACGATCGAAGGAATGGTAGATAAAAATACCATGATCCTCCAGGAGCTGAATGAAGAAGTAACACGCGCTGTAAAAGTCAAGATGGGATCCGATCACACGCCGGACGAGTTCATGGACGACATAGCCGATGCAGTACAGACAGCGAAAGGCTATGCCGACGAAGCGCAAGACTCTGCAGACGACGCCGACGCTTCTGTCACGAAAGCGGCAAAGTGGGCGGAGGGTTCCGACGCTGACGTTTCCGCTCTGGGCGGGACACATTCGTCGAAGGGCTGGAGCGACGTTGCGAAAGGCCACTCCGACGACGCGAACGGATATGCGACGGCGGCCAGTGGATCGGCAACGGCGGCAAGCGGCTCGGAGACAAACGCTTCCTATTGGGCGGAAGGTACGGACGGGCAAGTCACGCCGCTTGGCGGTACGCACAGTGCGAAAGGCTGGGCGGCTGACTCTGCGGCAAGCGCGGCTTCCGTTGTGGCGAACGTCGGCAAGGCGCAGACGTGGGCCGAAGGAAGCGACGCAGACGTTTCGGTTTTGGGCGGCGAACACAGCTCGAAGAATTGGGCGGCAGAGGCAAAGGCGTGGGCTATGAGCATGGCGAATCTCCCCGTCGCGTCCATCGTGCCGTGGGGCGGGAGCAGCAACACGCCGCCCGTAGGCTTCCTGTTTTGCGACGGGAGCGCTGTTTCCCGCACGATGTATCCTGACTTGTTCGCGGCTATTGGAACAACCTATGGCAGCGGCGACGGCTCCACGACCTTCAATCTTCCAGACCTGACGAACGGCGAGTTCCTTGAAGGTTCTGATACTCCGGGCACATCGAAGGCGGCTGGGCTTCCAAATATTGAAGGACAATACGCTATGGGTTCTTCCGCTTCGTCTACGATGGGAGAATATACTCCGTTGACTACTGGTGCATTTACAACAGCAGCTACGTTGTCAACAAATAGCGATTCCATTCAAGTTCGTTCTAGGGCAACGGGGACTGATATTGCATTTGATGCTTCACAATCAAATTCTATCTATGGCGCATCGAATACTGTCCAGCCTAAGTCTTTGACTGTCCGCTATGTTATTAAGGCTTTCGACGGTCAAACGCCCGACAGCGCGTTAATTGACCTTTCGCAGTACGCTTCCGATTTGGCGAATAAAGCTGACCGTGGCTTGTCGAATCTCAATGCGACGGGCGAGGCACGTTTCGCGCACGTTGTTGTCGATAGCTACTACGACAGCGCGACGGGCGATTGGTGGCGTGAGTATGCGGACGGGTGGATTGAGCAAGGAGGCGTTGAACAGCTTACAACTTCAAGCTTCCACACGATAAACTTGTTGAAACCCATGGCTTCCGCAGACTACGCCTGCGTTACGACGCGCGAAGAAAAAGGGACTTTGAATACTGGGGTTACAAACGGCATAAACAATAAGACCTCAACTACGTTTACAGTTTACCGTTATGTTGCTACGGACTATTGTAACTGGTTTGTTGCAGGACAGGGGGCGAGTGCATGATTGGAACTAAACTTTACAAAAACAATCCCGACGATATGGCGCAGTACACAGCTACGGCAAAATGGTGTAATGCTAATAATGCGCATATCGAAGATAAGGGCGAATACTACGAAGTAGTCGAGAACGTCCCATACGTCCCGACGAAAGACGAGCAGATTCAAGCCCTTACCGAAGAATACGCCCGCGAGAAATCGCGCCTTTGTGAAGAATACACAACCGCGACAATGCAAGGCGATTCGGAGACAGCGGAAAGCGTAGTCGAAGATTTGACCGCGCTCGACGAATGGTTTGACGAAGAATACGAAAAGATTGAAGGAGGCGACGAGTAATGGCAAGTCCTATCACGCCGCGCTGTGTGCGGTGCAACAAGAAAATGCGTAACGACGGTACGGCAGACAATCAGCGGTGGGTATGCAATAACCCGAAGTGCGTGCGGTATGTGCCGCCCGCTCCTGAGCCGGAACCTGAACCCGAGCCGGAGCCGGAACCGGAAATGGAGGATAACGACAATGCTTAGATGGTTGATTCTCGCGCCGCTGTCCTTGATTGCGTCGCTCATCTGTTACATTACGAATCCGATTGTGCTGTTGTTTGCCAATGAAGACGGGGAGCTTCCGAGCTTCCTGTCCCTTTGGCAGACGTGGGACAATTCCGTGAACCCGTCAGACGTAACGGAAAATGACGAGGTTCCCGACTGGCTACAGTACGACTGGAAAGGACACTACGAGGAATGGCGCGGCAGTACGCCGGAGCTTTCCGCGCAAGGCCGCGAGCGGTGGTTCACGACTTGCACGAACAGCGATTTCAGCGTCATGGAACAGCTCAAAAGATACGCTTGTAGGATTTACTGGCTTACCCGTAATTGCGCTTACGGGTGGGCGTTTTGGCCGTTCGGAATCCTTCCGGGGATAAACTGGACATACGAACGCCAGAAAGAAGATTCCTATTTCGTTCACGAGGACAAGCCTTTCTGGTGGCTCATGGACGCATGGTGCTACAAAGATTCCTCGCACTGGTTCTCGCTTTGGGGCTACGAAGTCGTAAAGAATTTCTTCCTCGGCTGGAAGGTATCGGAAAGCGCCAAGGTAGATACGCGAGCTATGTATGCATTTAGATTGTGGGTGAAGATTCACAAGGAGGCGGAGTAAATGGATTTTACGGAGCTTTTTTCCAGCGCGAAAGGAACGGCCTCCACGCTTTACCATAACGGCGCAGTAAAGTTTGTTGGCGCGTCTGTTGTTGGCGCGGCATGTTCGATGCACGGCCAGCTCCTTCTTGCGTTCGTCGGATTGATCATCGTCGATCTCGTCACGAAGTGGATCGCATTGTCGCGAGAGTATCTTACGAAGAAGAAGCGGAAGAAAAATCCGGCTCTTTGGCAGTGTGTGACAAGTATCCCTGCAGCACGAAAGGCCGGCTATATAAAATCCGAGGCCATGAAGCATCGGTTCCTCGGGAAGATCATCGTCTATCTTTTGGTGGTTTTCGCCGGCGCGCTGGCGGATCATATCATGATGACGATGGACAAGCCACAGTGGGCCGTCCTCCTGCTCGTCGGATATCTCTCCGTCACGGAGCTGATCTCGATCCTTGAAAATTTACAGGACGCAGGTGTAGAAGAAGCCGGACAGCTCCACGACATTCTCGAAAAAAGGCGAGACGCCATAAAGTGACTTCGAGGGAGAGGCAGGGCAAGACGAAATCGACATGCCGAAGGGAAACTATCGCGAGGGAAAATTAAAACGCTTTACGGGGCGTTTCTGCGAGAAAGGGCTGATATCATGCGAAAAGTAACGTTAGACGAACTTGGAAGAGTGGCTGCGAACAGCCGCGATGATCTGTGGGCCGCAGCGAAATCTGTCGGACACGACAATCCGCTGATCGTATTGCACTGGAGCGCCGGACATTATGACAGCACGTTTCCGGACGACTATCATATCGAAGTAAATGGCGACGGTGAGATCCTTCTCTCGACGAATGATTTGAGCGAAGTCTTACCCCACACATGGAAAATGAATACGGGCGCCGTTGGTGTTTCTCTTTGCTGCTGCGCGTATGCCACGACGGAGGATCTCGGGGATGAGCCGCCGACGGAGGAGCAGATCGAGATCATGGCACAGATCATCGCCGTACTCTGCAATAATCTCTGGCTGACGATCCGGCCGGATATCGTCTACACGCATGGCGAAATCGCGGACTCGGATCTGTATAAGGATAGAGACAAGTACGGCCCGCAGAATGATTGTGAGAGATGGGATCTCCAGTATCTCGGTACGGAGGACTCGCCGGAGTTCACGGACGATTACGACGATCCGTCGACCGGAGGAAACGTGCTGCGGGGCAAGGCGATATGGTATCAGGCGCTTTGGAATAAGAAGGCGGCGAAAGTATGAGAGTGAGATCTATACTTCCGTTGTCGGACTCCGAGCTCCGGAAAGTCAAGCTGATCCTCGAGAAATCAAAGAACGTAGACGCAGCGCTGCGGGATCTTTTCCCGAGCACGTTCTATAGAATCGTTGACGACACGATATATTTCGGTCGGCACAATCAGGACTACGTGTACGAGATCATCGCGAAGAAAAGAGAGTGAACGTAAAAGCGAACGCAAAAATTTGCGAACGGACAGGGAGGCGTGAATAGTGTGGAACGTGAAAAGATGTATCGTATCGCTGGCCTTGTCGTCACTGTGCTTGTTGTCGCTTTCGGGCTTTGGTTCCTGCTCCGAGAGCCCGACGTATCAGATCAGCGAGAGCGAGCTAGAGACGTTGAGCAATCACTTGAACGAGCTCGAACGGAACAACGAAACGCTGAAAAAGATATTGAGCGAGTCGGGCGAGGAATTGACAGCAGCATTGAACGCACTGACCGAATCACAGAAAGAGTTGACGATGCTGCGGAGCGAATTGATTCAGTGCAAGAGCGACGCGCAGAGTGCGAAGGAATCATTAGAGAGAGCGAATCTCGAATTAGCGAGAGCAAGCGAATCCTTCAAAGCGTCAGAGAAAGAGCGCGATCGAATTGAATGCCGGCTCCGTACACAGAGAAATATCTGGGAAGTTTTGTGCTTCCTCGCCGTTGGTGTAGCTGTAGCAAAATAAAAACGGGCAGGAGGGGATCCTGCCCAAAGTGTTTTGACTTTTTGACATTGGTGCCGAATTGGTGCCGGTGGTGCCGAAAAACGAAAATTTCATCTACGAACAAACATTTACAATTATTTTATTTAATTCCGATTGGAATCAGTATTTATGCGGGTTCCGAGGCACAGCTATTTACACCTATTTACACATAAAAGCATTAGTTCCGATAAGGATAAAGTAAGCTAAAATCCCCGTAAGCACTAGGCTTGCGGGGATTTTTATGTCTTGTTTGGTGCCCGAAGAATTGTTTCGGCACCAAGCCCTACAACACTTGGTCGAGTAAGGCCACTGACTTCTTCGTCCTCTTGTCGAGTATGTGGCTGTAGACTTTCGCCGTGGTGTTGATGTTGGAATGCCCGAGACGTTTGGAAACGATCTCCAGATCCTCGCCGGCTTCCAGCAGCATCGTCGCGTGCGTGTGTCGGAGAGAATGGAAAGATCCGGCGCCGAACGTCTTCCGGCAGAACTGGCCGAAGTAACGCATGGCATCTGCATCGATCTGGGTGCCGTCCTCGAAAACGCAGATCATATTGTTTTGTTTGTAATACTCTCCAAAGCGCAGACGATTCTGCGCTCTTTTTTTATGCGCGAATTTAAGGATCGCATACAGCTTCTGGCCGAAGGGAATCTCACGGACCGATGCGCCTGTCTTCGGGATCGGCTGCACGGATCCGTCGACGAGCGTGGAGTGGACTCTGATCATTCGCGCGTCCATGTCGACGTCGTCCCACGACAGCGCCAAGCATTCTCCGAGCCGCATGCCGGTATGGTAGCCGAGCTGGATCGGGATATAAAACTGATGATCCTTCGGGAAGTGCCGGAAGATAATCGCCAGCTCGTCCTGGCTGAACACGTGCGTCTTCTCCGGTATCGTCTGCAGCTTCGGCAGCCGGACCGGCAGCGCAGGATTCGACGGCATGATATCGCAGATCGCGACGGCATAGTTCAGAGCCTTCTTCAAAACGGAGAGGATCTGGCTGACCGTGCTGCGAGACAGCGTATCGGACTTCTTATTGATATATGCCTGTAATTGATGCGACGTTATAGAAATAACTTTATTGTTTCCGATATCCTTCTTGATATGATTCTTGAGACACGACTCATAGGCGCGGACCGTGTTCTCGCGACAGTTCCGCTCCACGTCTTCCTTCATCCATTGATCAAGGAAGATCGACAGCGTAATATTATCTCTTTCGCGGATCCGGCCGGTGCGATCTTTCTCGATCATGGCAGCGCGATATGCCTTCTCGCATTCCGGCTTTGTCTTGCCGCCGGCACGAACGAGGCGCTTTCGCTTGCCGAATTCATCGGTGGTCTCGATTGTGTAATACCAAGTATTGCCGCGCTTTCTGATGTACATAATTGTCCCTCCTGTTCTGGTTCGGTGTAGATGTGCTATAATAATTTCGTTGCCATAGCCTCGATGTGCTAAACAGGCGCAGAGAGGAGGTATCAAGCATGAATAACTCCCTTGTACCAAACTTCCTTATTGGCATTGTTTCCAGCTTGGCGGCGATGCTGATCTGGGAACTGCTTTCTGACCGTCGGTAAACGGAGCGGTGGCAATTCAGATTGTAGGCGTGGTGAGAACACGCAAAAAGACCCGGTGCTTGCGACACCGGGTTCTTTTTGTGTTGGCATCAAACATGCCTAACTCCCTGCTCACATTATAGCACCCGGGCGCTGCTGTATCAAGTTTTATTTTCTCTTATTTACATGTATTTACATGTATTTGCACGTATTATCACTCATTATAATTATTTATAATCTATGCCGTTCCATCTCGATATAGTTCGCTGCTTCGTTGGCGTATATGTCTCTCCGCTTGATATGCTCCAGCTCGTGGCCGAGCGTTTTCCTATTCACTTCCGGCCCGAGCCGATCATTCAATATGATTGTATAATCATCGTTTTCGTCGTGGATCACGAAGCCCTTGACTCCATAGGGGAGATCGTCTGCTTTCCTTGTGAAGATCATATCGTCACTCCTCCTCCGGGTGCTGTTTTGCCTTGAGGTATTGGATATAGCTTGCAGCTTCTTTCATCTTTTCCGGCGGCAGATCGCGAGCTGCATCAAACAAAACGCGCAGCATGCCGTCGCCTTCCTTCAATGCGTTTGCGATTTCTGCCGTCTCTGGATCTGTATAGTATCCGTTCTGTGTTTCGCGGTCGAGCAGTTCGTCCATTGTTACATTAAAATAGTCAGCAAAAATCTCGAGCGTTTCAAATTTAGGTTCTCTCTGTCCAGATTCATACATTCCGATCGCGCTCTTAGATATGCCTGTCTGCTTCGCAAGATCTTCTTGCGTGATAGATTTTTGCCTTCGCAAGTCCTTCAGTTTGTCTTTAAACGGCATAAGAATCACTCCCCTGTAGTAACTATAGATTATCACGATAAGTGAAAAACTGCAAGAACATTTTTCACAAAAAGTGATTGACAAAAATTTCATGCGATGTATAATAATCACAGAACGTGATTCCACGAAATGTGTTAAAGGGGGTGAAAACTTGGAAATTAAAGAACGTATGGCACAGAGGCTGCGCGAATTGCGTGGGGACAAAGATGCTGATGTCGTTGCAAAAGCTTGTGGTATCAGCAGATCGTCTCTTGGAATGTACGAAACAGGTGCGCGGATACCGAGAGACGAAGTCAAGGTTCGATTGGCAAGTTATTACAAAACTTCGGTTCAGGATATTTTTTTTGCTCGCTAAGGTCACGTTCCGTGAGCAACAATATTCCTTGAGAGGGGGATTCCGATGGAAGAGAAAAAGGAATTCATCGCCGACGATGCCGAGCGGCTGCTCTCGCTGGACGAAGTCGGGGCACGGCTCGGAACCGGCAGGGCGTTCGTCGCCAGGCTGGTCAACGCCGGACTGATAGATGCCTTGGCTTTCCGAAAGGTGAAGCGCATTCCGAAGAGCGAGCTCTATCGGTTCGTACACGATCACACGGGACAGGATATTTATTCCGTACTTGAAGCAGCAGAGGCGATATCGTGAATGAAGAGGAGGGTAAACATGGAAAAGAAAACGATTACGCAAGAATTATTGGAAAAGCAGATGAATCTTCTTTCTGAAATGTCGGAGAAAACAACAGACGGAACGCAGCTCGCGAATCTGTCAGACGCCATGGTAAAGGTCGGTGCACTGCTTATTAGCACAGATGTCAAGCATCTTGCTGGAATGTATCAAGACATATAAAATGCCCGCCTTGCGGCGGGCTCCAATTCAAGCATTAACCATTCCGTTTGTCGTATTCTGCGATTGCTGCAACAATCGCGTCGACAATGGTTTGCCGAACTGTAAGGTCTAGCTGGTCTAGACGGAGTTTTCCAAAAACATTTTCTGCTGCTCGTTTAATTAAATCTTCGTTTTGCACAGTTTCACCTCCCTTCACGGGAGATTATATCACGGGAGGGATAGCATGACATATTCACAGGTTCTCATGACTTCGGCTGCATTCGCATTCGTCGCCGGATTTATCTTCGGAATGTTCCTCGGCGTCATGACGTGGGCCACGCTTTTCTTCGGGAGGTGACAGGCACGGAAAAGAAAACGAAATATATCACTTGCGCGAGGTGTGGAGCCGACGTCTTCACGACGGGGCCGAGGACAAAATACTGCCTGGCTTGCGCGACCCAGATCCGGCTAGAGAATCAGAACAAAAGGCGATCCGGAAAAGGGAAGCTCGATCCAGCGCATACGAAACACATCACCTGCGTAATTTGCGGGAAGGACGTAGTCGTTTCATCTAAAGCGACGCATGCGAAATATTGCCCGGAGTGCTCGGCGAAAGCACTCAAGACTTCCAAGGGAAAGTACAGGGACAAAGAGGCAAATACGATCACGTGTGTACGATGCGGTGCGGAAGTCGTGGTAAAAGACCGAAGGGCTCATAACAGAATGTACTGTGATGATTGCCAAAAGGTCGTATATGCGGAGCTGAGGAAAAAGGCGAAGATCGCGTTCAATGAACGAAAGCGTACTGCCGTCGGTTTGCAGGGGAACCAAAAACGATGCGCTCGATGCGGCGTCATATTCGAGGCGCAAGGATCCAAAAAATACTGCGACGACTGCCGCCGCTTTGCCAGAAACGAAGCTCAAAGGAATTCAAGAGAAAAGCATAAGGAAACAAGGACGGGAATCTGTACTCGCTGCGGCAAAGAATTTGAATTCGTTTTCAGAGGAAGTGAGCGGGCGCTGTGCGACGATTGCCGGTATAAGCTCGGCGGCCGGCCGAAGTCGGAGCCAAAGAAGCGGAAGAAAAAGAAAGGGCCGACGCTCAAAGAGATCGAGCGCGCGGCCAATGAGAAAGGCATCAGCTATGGCAAATATAAGGCCATAGAGTACATGAAGAAATTGAAGGGAGCGAAGAAAAATGACTGATCAGGAATTGATGCAGGAGCGAATCGAGATGTATTGCGACGCAGATCGTCGCGGACGTATCGAGCCGGAGCAGGCGGAGGAATGCTGCCCCACGATAGAGGAGGCCATGCTCTATGCCTAGCACAAAGGAAAAGGCCCCCGCGTCTGGTACACGCGAGAGCCGGATAGGAAATGTCCCAATAGGATTATATCACGAACGGAGGCTGCTGACAATGGACGAGCTTTTCCTGAACGCAGATCAATATGTATACCACGATCTATCGGAGGAGGAAGAGATCATTCTCGAACTCGCGGAAATGATGTCATGGCTAGAGCAGAATCCGATGCCGGAATTTTAATGGAGGTAATGAAATGAAGCTGTACGAGATCAACGAGGCGATCCTCGAATGCGTGGATCAGGAAACAGGAGAAGTCATCGACGAGAAGGCGCTGGAAGATCTGAAGCTGGCGCGAGAGGAGAAGATCCATAACATCGCCGCCTTTATTATCAATCTAAATGCGGAAGCTGCGGCTGCCAAAGAGCGTGCGGAAGTCTTCACGGCGCGCCGGAAGGCTGCCGAGAATAAAGCGGAATCGCTAAAGAAATATCTCGAGCGCCAGCTCAACGGCCAGAAATGGTCGGATCAAGATTTTAAGATCACGTGGCGGAAGTCGGAGAAGACGGACATATTCGACGAGTCGGCCGTCCCTGTGGATTATAAGATTCCGCAGCCGTACAAGCTCGACACGATGGGAATCAAGCGGACGCTGAAAATGGGAAAAGCGGTTCCAGGCGCCAGGCTGATCGAGAGCAACAATATGCAGTTGAAATAAGGGAGGAAATGATATGGGTTTTAGTTTTGATATCTCTTCCGGTATCCAGCACGGGCCACAGAAGATCGTCGTGTACGGGCCGGAGGGCATCGGCAAAAGTTCGTTCGCTGCAGAATTCCCGGAGCCTTTGTTCATCGATACGGAGGGCTCGACGAAGCTCCTCGAAGTTCGCCGGCTGCCGCGTCCGGAATCATGGGCGGTACTGAATCAGATGATCGACGAGATCGCCGGCAATCCGGAGATCTGCAAGACGTTGGTCATTGATACCGTGGATTGGGCGGAGCGGCTCTGCTCGGAATATGTCTGCCGGAAAGGCAACAAGCAGTCGATCGAGGAGTTTGGATACGGTAAGGGCTACGTTCTGATCAAGGAAGAGTTCGGCCGCATGCTGGACCGGCTGAACGTGGTTATCGAGAGCGGGATCAATGTGGTGCTCACGGCGCATTGTATCCTGCGGAAGTTCGAGCGGCCGGACGAGAGCGGCGCGTACGATCGCTGGGAGTTAAAGCTCGGCAATAAAGCCGGCAGCCAGATCTCGGCGCTGATCAAGGAATGGTCGGACGCTCTTTTCTTCGTGAACTATAAGGAGCACGTGATCGAAGATCCGACGACGCATCGGAAAAAGGCCCACGGCGGCGAGAGAGTCATGTATACCACGCATCGGCCCGCCTTCGATGCGAAGAATCGGTACGGACTGAAAGATGAGCTGCCGTTCTCTTTTGCGGAGATCGCGTGCTGCCTGCCGAATTCGCCGGAGGAAGTGACGAAGAAGCAGGAGCCGGAAGCCACAACGGAAGAGCCGAAGAAACCGGCCCCGAAGAAGAAGGCTGCAGCGAAGAAGCCGCCGCTGGCCGATGCCTATGCGGGAATTCCCGACGCGCTGGCGGATCTCATGAAGAAAGATAAGGTCACGCGGGACGAGCTGCAGGCCGTCGTCGGCATGCGCGGGTACTTCCCGATGGCGACGCCCATCGAAAAGTATCCGCAGGACTTCGTCGACGGGTGTCTCGTCGCCGCGTGGGATCAGGTCCTGAAGTTCGTGGACGAGATCCGGAATCCCCTGAATGTGCCGTTTTAATAATCAATTAAATATATAAGGAGTGTTAAACATGGCTAATGAAAACAATGTAAACGTGATGGGAGAGGCTTTCGATTGGGACAGTGAGATCTCCAGGGAGAGCGAGTTCGTGCTGTTGCCGGACGGCGAGTATGA